AAGGCGGAGATGATTACAGTCAATCCAAACAGAGTCTGTGCCTCCCTCGTGGGTGTGCCTTACGCTTCTGACGACTTTACTGACGAGCAATGGGTCACGTTCAAAACGTGCCGCGACTTTCTTCAACGTTTCAACGGGGTGAAATGAAACCGAAAGCACGAGAGGTGTTGGAACTTGCCATTGAGCAAGGGGTCGCACGAGGTTACCGAAGAGCATTCAAGTACGTTGAGAACCCGACTGAGGAAGCCATCATGTCCTCAATCGAGGATTGCGTCATGTCTGCGATCTATGAATGGTTTGAGTTTGATGGTGGCTGAGGGTTGACGCCCAGGGTCTCTTTGCTATGCTGGGTAAAACTCACCGAGTAGCATGGGGACCCATGGTCAAACAAATCCACCTGAAGGCACTGAGAGAGTGCCCTGACAAAGACTGGTTAGGTTCCTGGCCCAAGGCCGGGGACATTGATGTAATCTACCACGAGGACGTGGATGTCTTTCTCCCGAGCGGTGAGAAGGCGATCGCGTTTCGGGTGGGTGCCCTCAAGAGTACCTTGCCTGTGGAGCAAGGGGGGACCCTGACGCCCGAGGCGCTGGCGTACTGGCGCTGGGTGAGCAAGGCGCTCAAGACCGACCAGCGGGGGTATGCAGCAGGGAAGGACATCGTTACGAACCCTGAGATTCGCCTGACTATCGGGCAATGGGAGTTCTTCTCTCTGGCGACACGCGCAAAGAACCCGCTGGTAGATGCCTCGGAGGCGCTCGCAGTTATTCGCTCAAATGAGAAACCAAGTCGAAACACGTACTATGTGAAGAAAGCGGAAACAGACGGGCTGGTAGATCTGGAGGAGGTGGAGCGTTGGGACAGTATCTGCCGAAAGAGGAATGTTTCTGCGGAGGAGAAAGCGGAGGCGACTGCCAATCGTAACAAGGCGAAACTTGCGTGGTTCATGAAGTGGTTCGAAGAGTCCTGGTTATCGGCACCTGAATCGGAGCGCCCTGCTGTGGCAAAGGCAGGGAAGAAGAAGTACGTTACGATTCAACCTCGCAGCAACATGTGTTACAGCAATGTGATGGGAACGATTGACCGCTCGGGTCGGTTGCCCTTTGGTCGGCTGACTGCTTCGACTGTCAAGCGCTGGGAGGATTGGGTTGCCCACAAGGATTTCTACCGGGAACTCAGCGGAATGTTCAAGGAGTTGCTCCCTGAGAAGTTTGAGTTTCTGAACGCGAGGTTCTCTGAGGTGAAGGACGAGAGATACAACTTGTTTGGCACCGTGTTCACGACACTGACCGTGAATAACAACTTTGACGTTGCGTACCATCGCGATGGCAATAACGCAGAGGGTGGCACTGCTGCGTTGTGTGTCATGGAGATTGGTGACTGGAAGGGTGGCGAGTTTGTGTTCCCTGAACTTGGAATCGGTTTCGACATTCGTGCCGGGGACGTGTTCGTTGGCGACAATCAATCTTTGATCCATGGGATGCTTCCTTTCAGTGAGCAGACCCCGGACGCTGAGAACATTATGTTTGTTGCGTACCAAAGAGATTCTGTGACCCGACTCGACGACCTGGACTGTGAGCAATGTCGGAAGGACTTCATGGATCACAATGTCATTCACAATCAGCACAAGGGAACTGGCGAACCGAAATGGACTGGTTCCTGGAGCGGGATGTGGCAGTCGCCCGAGTGGGTTCTTTACAAGCAGTCGCGGGGAATGGAGCGTTGCTCCAACACGAACTACTACTGCACAGGGCATTTACCAGACGAGGAAATTCTTATGTTACTTGAGGCAGAAACTGCTGGAGCAAAGTCATGAAGATTATTGGGTTGATTGGTGAACCTGCCTCTGGAAAGAGTACGGTGATGCGGGGTCTTATCGAGACTCTTGGCGAGGGGAGGGTGCAGAAGGAGAGTCTGGTTTGTTACACCGTCTTTCCTCAGGACAAGGTGTACATTGCCGGAATCTACGACGAGGCAGTGTTTTCGGGAACAGATCGTACTTCGAAAGGGTGCGGTCCGCAGTACCGCGAGTGGTTGGCACGGAAATGCGCTGACGTTACTTTCAAGGACTGGGTCTTTTACTTCGAAGGAGAGAGATTCTCAAACAGCAAGTTTTTCGACTTTTTCTTTCAACCTGGGTCCGTCTGCAACGATGTTACCATTTACTCCCTGAACGCAGACTCCGAGCTGCTCAACCAGAGAAACGCCGACAGAAGCAACCAGAACCCTGCTTGGCGAAAAGGAATGGCAACACGAATGAGAAAACTCAGGGAGAACTATCCTGTGACCTGTGTTGAGCAAGGGTTTTCGCTGCTTAGTCATGTCTGAGAACGAGCTGAAAGAAATGATTTCTTCAGTGGCTGCCTTGCTTAAAAAGGTGGAAGGAAATCGTTGGGAGTCTCACCTGAAGGCCCATTTAATTCAAGTGAAAGTGGAACTTGAGCGTCAGCTGTCAGGAGGGGTGTAATCACCCCCTGAAGGCACGGCGTGGTGCCCAGAGGGGGTTTACCTTGAGAACCAATCCCTAGAATAACAGTGCTGGAGTCTCAGCGAACATTTCACCACCCACCCCTCAGAGGCATGACAGCCGTGGGGGTGGAGGGTGAAGAAATCTTCACGCGATTAAGTGCAATGCCCAAGAAAAAGAGCGACGACGATAGCGAGTTCCTAGTCAAGCAGGTTCAGGCAATGGTGCGTCGCCACCAGGATCTACTGGATCACGTAGGTGCGGAAACGGTGCCAAATGCAAAGCGGAAAATAGATAGGGAGCGTCTGGAGTTTGAAAAAACGAAGGTGCAGTTGCAAGAAGTTGTCAATGCCCTGGACGTGGACAACTGGCGGAATGCTGTCGTTCGTGCTAAGTCCCTCTTGAACAAACTCGAGAAGGACTCGTTGCCGAAGTGGCTTCATACGATTTCTCCCGCATGGGTTGGAAAGATTCCTCCCTCTCAGTACAAGCGTTGGCTCCATTTCTGTCGAGAGCAATTCCTTGTCGCACTCGGGGAGTTTCAGGCAGAGGCCGAAATGTTCCCTGACTTTGATCTGGAGGCAGAGCTGGAAAGAATGAAGGATGCTTACATGACGTTGTCGCCAGGGGAATTTATCGAGGAAATTAGCCAATTTGTGTTTCAGGACCCTGATACCGAGGATTCTGAGAGTACCGAAAATACGGAGGATTTCTAGACTCCCGAAAAATACCCGATCTCTGCAGGTGGTGACTTGCAAAGGTCGGGTTTTGCCGTATTTGTTGGTGACACACAGGGCCGGTGCCTCAGGGTCGGGGACCTTGCGTTCGGGTACTCCAGGGGTCGGGCACTGTGCGCCCGGGTAACGTTCGGGCATTGTGCAAAGGTGCCTTCCAGACAGCAAAGTCGGCAAAACTCGGGTATTCTAAACTCCGTAAAACTCGGGGAAATAGAGTCTTCCAGCAAGCAAATCCGCACTCCGCAAAACCGAGGACTCTGGGCACGGGTGGGTATTCGAGACCCGAGTAAAATCGGGGAGTTTGCAACTCGGGAACTTCCCTCGGGAAAATAATCCCGATAATTTCGGGGACCTGTAGAATCGGGACTCTGCAGGGGTCGGGACCCCAGAAGGTCGGGGTTTCCCGGAGGGGAACGGTCGGGACCCTGAAGGGTCATTAAGAAAAGTGTCAATGCACGGTTCCCCTCGGGGGAACGGTCGGGGAACGTGTATGATGTATCTATGGAAAAGGAAAAGGGCCTTCGGGTAATGACAATCGGGGAACTGTGGGCGGCGCTCGGGGAGGCAACAGACACCGAGGAGTTTACGGCGCTCTGTGAGGAAGCCGTCCGGAGGGGACTCGTGGAAGGGCTGTAAACCGCAAAGTGCCGCGACGGTCAAACTTTCACGGCGGTCACCGGGCCCCCTGGAGGTCGGGAGGATTATTTAGGAGATGGGGGCGGATTTTGGGGCGGGTTGGACGGGTGTGAGTCTGTAAATCCAACCGCACCCTGCGGGCATTCTCTGCAGTGATCAGCGCAAGAAGCAATGAAGATTCCTCAGTGCTCTCAGTGCTTTAACGCGGCAACCCCCGGAAGTCGGGACCATCAGGGGTCGGGTGAATTTTTATCGTCGGGACCGAATCTCAAAATCCCGAGTCCCGAATTTTTTGCGGCGAATTTTTCCAAAGTAATCCTTCATCAAACCTTTAGCACGACCCAAGCATTTACAGCACCAGCCAACAACCTAAACTCAATCAGATACCAAGAAGCATGGACACAACCACCAACCTGACGACCCAGGTCAAGGAGGATTACCTTGCGTACAGCATGGCAGTGCTCATTGGCCGCGCCATCCCATCCCTCACAGATGGTCTCAAACCCGCGCAACGCCGAGTCCTGACGGCAATGAAGTGGATGGGGATGCGCCCTGACGGGAAGTACATGAAGTCGGCCCGCGTCGAGGGGGAGACAATGGGCAAGTTGCACCCGCATGGCGGTGCCTACGGCGTGATGGTCACCTTGGCAGCGCCCTGGAACAATAACCTCCCATTCATTGACGGCCAAGGCAACTGGGGGTCCTCCGTAGATGGTGCCGCTGCCTCCCGATACACTGAGGCGAAACTCACACCATTTGCGTGGGATTGTCTCCTAGATCACTCCGAAACGTGGACAACTCGCGACAATTATGACGGTTCTCTCCAAGAACCTGTCGAACTCAACGTCAAAGTGCCCGCAGTCCTAATCAACGGGCAGGACGGGATCGGCGTAGGATTCGCAACGAAGATTCCACCGCATTCTCTCAGGGACATCTGCGAAGCAATCACCAAAGGCACCCCACTCACTCCTTCCTTCCCTACTGGTTGCGACATTATCCAGGACGAGGGTCTTGAGAACTATGTGAAGACCGGGGCAGGCACTCTGCGACTCCGTGCCAAGTGCGAGACTTCTGAAACTGGGACAGGGCGGAAGGCAAGAACTGAAATCGTATTCACAAATCTGCCGCAAGGAACAAACCCTGAGAAGATCGGGCAACAAATCAAAGACGCACTTGACAAAGGAAACATTGATGGAATCAGCAATGTCCGTGACGACTCTGATCTCACGGGAGACCGTCTCACGGTTACTCTCAAGTCTGGGGCCAACGTCAACCTTCTCACTCGGCAACTCTACCATTACTCCGACCTGGACTCTAAGTATTCGGCGCGGTTGCTGGTTGTGGACGGGACTCGACCTGTTGAACTCTCGCCAAGTGAACTTCTTGCGCGTTGGCAGGCATGGCGGATGGATCGGTTGGGTGTGCAGTTTGCCCACGAGTTGAATGCGGCTGAGTCCCGCCTAGAGATTGTGCGAGGTTACCTCAAGGCAATTGACAAGATTGATCTGGTCATAAAAATCATTCGCGCTGCTGCTTCACCAAAGGAAGCACTGATTGAACTTGTCTCAAACCGAGCACTCAAGTTTAGCAAGGCGCAAGCGCAAGCAATCCTTGAGATGAAACTCCGTGCTCTGACCAATCTGGACTCCGAAGAGTTGGCAACTGAGGAGGGCACTCTGAAAGAGCGCATTGCTGAGTTGAGCACTTTGATCAAAGACGGCAAGGTGCGCAAAGCATACATGACCAAAGAAATCAAAGCAATCGGCGTGAGATACGGTGAGAAACGCCGCTCAGCACTGATTGATCCGCCAGAAAGTCTGACAGTGGAGAAGGGATCCTCGCGGGTGGCGGCGACCGTTGCAAAACCCCGCTTCCTTCTGGTCGACACCAAGAAAGGACTCGTTACTCAAGCAAAGGGACCTCGCGGCGCACTCATCCTTGAAAAGAATGACAAACTCATTGCAGTTCTCGCAGACGGGACACTGAAGAAAGTTCCTTCTTCATTCAAAGGTGCTCTCGGGGACTCTTACTCTGAGGTCCTCCTCGCAAAGAAAGAAACTGAGGTTGCCACACGCAAATACCTCGTGGTCTTTACACTTGGCGACCAACTCAAGGCAATGGCGGTCTCGGGCGAAGACCTGTGCAAGGTAACGTCGAAAGGAAAGAAACTCGTACCAGAAGGTGCCACGCTCATTCACTTCGGGGAGGGTGCTTACACCGTCCCCTGGGTCTCAACTCGCAAAAAGAAAGTTGAACTCTTCCCGGTCTCTGCCAAACCCGGCAAACCCGGAGGGCACGGTGCCAAAGTCGCTGCAGTAACGGAGGTCAAACTGTGAGCAACCGGGTAAAACCACCTGGGTCCCTTTACCAGGGTCCAAAGTCACTATACTGCAATCGCTGGAGTGATACCTGTGACTAACGAGATCTTCTACCCCGTCGACCGCCTCCTAGCAAACCCTAGAATCTTCTTTGCGATTGCCAACCTCTTTGACGGCCCTGACGGTGAAACGCTTAAACAATCCTTCTATGAGTTGATGGAGTACGGACTCTCCGACTACGAAGACCCCGAGGAGTGTGAGTTTGGCATGGGTGCCGACGAGGTTTGCTTCTGCATCGACGACTCCACGGGAGAGTTGCAAATGACTCTCAACTCCGGACTCGCGTCGGTACTCAAACCAGTCGAGGGCGAAATCAAGGCACAGATCACCAACGACCACGAAATGGCAGCCGCCAGCGCAATCTATGACCGAATCGTCAAGTCGCTGGTGGAAGCAAACCCTGACTTTGACGGAAACATTGCGCTCTGCTCACCGCCAACCCCTGGCAACTCGTACCTTCGGTCCATTGATGGCGAGCGCTTCGAAGGTGCCTTCCACCTTCTGAGTGACCCCGACAGCCAATACGCCTTCCACGTTGACATCCTGGACGTCCAGGCAGACATCCTTCGCGCCACCTACAAACCAATCTGAGAATGGCATCCGACAACATACTCCACTCAACCAACAAAGTCAAAACTTGCGTCACTTCCCTGAGGAAGAAACTCTCAAGTCTTCGCGGCGAGTTCGAGTCCTTCGAGAGCGAACTCTCAAAGATTGAGACTCGTGTCGAGAACGTGATCTCGCAGTCAGAGATCTACAAGACTCGCATCGAACGGGAGATGGGGCGCGAGGTCCGGAGACTCGAGCGAGAACTAGAACTTCTTCGTCAAGAGTCCTCCGGGAAGGCGAAACCTGACGCAGTCAGCGAGTCTGATCTTCGTGTTGCCGCCACCGTTGCCATCCTGGACTCTATCCTTCGCTTGATGTGCCAAGGCAACGACGACTTCCGCCTTGCTTCAGAGGCATTCCTCTTCCCTGCCGTCTATGAGCGAGTCGTAGATGGTTCTGAGGAAGCATACTACCTCGAGCACGTCCCCACAGCAACCTCCGTCGTGATTAGGCGAGGTCTAGAGCACATTTCTTGGATTCGCTCAGAGTTTGACACCCACCTGACCGATCCTGAGACTTGGGAGAAGGCAATTGCGTACATTGTTGACTGGTGGCGCAACGACGCACTCCCGATGCTGTACGGGGCACGGGACGAGCAGTGGGACATTGACGTCCCGATGTCTCTCCCTGAGATCCTTCTATGGCGTGAATCTCCAGGTGATCGCCCACTGAACTTTCCAAAAATCTTTGATGCTTACGAGATCTACCGCAGGCACAAGGACGAGATCTACGGAACGACGGGACTTCGTGAGTTTGAACTCAAGCACTTCTCTTTCTGATTGACATGAAGAAAAACTTCGGAGACAAAGCAACTCGAGAGGCGATGCTTGCCGACCCTCTCCTGCGAGGGCAATGGGAGGAGGTCAAACCGGTACGCGCTTTGACGAATGAGGACCACCTCATTGCCAAGGTTGGCATCGGCATCGTGCAAACCGTTGAGAGATACTACCAAAAGTACCAAGAAAAACCCGACGAGAAGAATGCTCGCGCCTACTGCCTGTGGAGACTACGTTTACACCGCCGTCTCAACAATGATAAGGCACTCCTGGATGCCATCAACGATGCCCGCAACCTCGGACTTTACGACCCGGAGCCGGGCCGTCTTTGCTGGGATTTAGAGTTCTAGAGGGGTAAAACCAGTTTACGTGTGAAGGAAGTGAGCATGAATCCTCGTGCCGTCCAAATGTCAAAACTTGTAAAGTCGTTCCTAAGCCCTTCGGACCTGACAAAATACGGGAATGTGCTGGCACCGACTTACAGGTCATGGCAAAACAACTCCATGGAGTATTATACTAACTTACAACCCAATGGATACGGGGTAAACCCTGGCGACCCGGTAACGTTTGAGTACCGGGTTAATTCCTACACCCAGGAAACCGGCAGCATTTCCACCTTCGGCTGGCTTTCTCCCGGTTCCGGCTACGACCCCGGCACTTACCTGGGCGAGGCTCTCAGCGGTGGCACCGGCACAGGCGCAACAGCGGACATTGTGGTAACTCTTCCCGTCGGCGTCGACGAGGGCCCAGCAAGTGCCGTGTCTTTCGTGTCTGCTGGCACCGGGTATTCCTCCAATAACGTGAACTTCGCCGGCAGGACGACAGTGACTCTGACCGGGTCAGGCTCCGGACTGAAGGTTCAAGGCAGAAGCAACAATGGCTTCCTGGTACAAGTGACCTCTGTAACAACTGGTGGAACCGGTTACCGAGTGGGCGACACCTTCACAGTCACCCCTGGAACAGGCGTCGGCCAAGTTGACGCTGTTGGCACCGGCGGAACCGTGACAAGTTTCACCTTGGTGAACCCTGGAACCGGCTACACTCCTGGAGACTCTCTGGAGGCCCCCGGACTCCCCTCAGGCAGCGGTTTCTACGCCCCTGTCGCCACCGTAATCCCAGACTCAGGCACCGGTGCTGAGCCTCGCTGGGCCCAGTCCCCCCGTCGCTTCTCTCAAACTCAGGTGAGTGCCTTTGACCCCCCTAACGCCAACCAGCAGGCAATCGCTTACTCCTTTATCTACCCGGCAGGCAACAATCTGAAAGCACCCCCCATTGGCTACCTTCAAGCTCCCCCTACCAGTGGTGGTGGTGGTGGGTCCGCTGTCGCCATGTGATTTACTAGAAACAGCCGCCCCTATACTACTTACATGAAAAACACAACGTCCATGCGCAAAACGCCACTCGGATATCCGGTCCTCAGTGAAGAAACTCACTCGAGGATTTTTGGTAAGCAGAAACCGCCAGAGATGCGTCGTCTGGCGAAGCAGAAAGCAGAGGACCTGCTGTCTGAGTTTGACATCCCGACTCCCGTTGATTACCCCGACCACCTCTACGACGGTCCGCTGCCTCTCCCCGAACTCAAGGGTGAGACTCTGAAGACTCACTTTGAAGAGATTGCACGGGCGCAAGTCGGCGAGTACAAGGAACTTGCTGACGAGTTCTCGACTTGCAAACTCCCTGAGGTGCCTCCGGCAGAAGTCCTCGTGTTCAAACCTGGGTGGACCCGGTACACAAAGTCCCGAGGGAAGTGGAAGACTGAGTCCGTTCCTTACCCTTTGGAGAAAGCGTTCACCTACGACACCGAGACCTTCGTTCACGCGGGCGCCTTTCCAATCATCGGTACTGCAATGAGTGCCAAGGCATCCTACGTCTGGTTGGCGTCGGAACTGATTGATCCAACGATTCCTGAGGATCAGTGGGACCAACACAACTTGATTCCAATCGGTGAGAACCGTTTCGTTGTTGGTCACAACATCTCCTACGACCGTGTGCGTGCTCGTGAGGGGTACTCTCTTGACCGCACCAAACCGGAGAACTTCTACTTTGACACCCTATCTGCTCATATCGGCGTCAGTGGTCTTGCTGGCGGTCAACGTTGGCTTTACGTTCTGGCAGGTAAGGACCCAGAGAACCTCACGGAAGACGAGAAGCGGAAACTGAGGTATGCACCGAAGTGGTTGGACGAAGGGTCCACCAACTCGCTGGTTGCTGCGTACAACTTCCACGTCTACGAGGTGCGCAAGTTCTTCGGCGATGACGCCTTCCAGCTCGGCAAGGAAGACAAGGCAGTTCGTGACATTTTCGTCAAGGCAACGCACCTGAGTCAGATCCGTCAGATGCTGACCGAGGCAGTTGACTACGCTGTCAAGGACGCCTTCTACACTGCAGAACTCTTCCAGGCTCTCTGGCCCAAGTACCTAGACTCCACCCCCTCGCTCGTGGCACTCTGTGGGCACTACCACCTCAACGGGTCGGTCATTCCCTTGGTGCCTGACTGGGAGGAGTGGATTCAAAACGTCGAGAAAACGTTTGAGAGTCACAACAAAGAAATGACCAAACTCTGTCAGGACTTGGTTTGGACTTACTACGACGAGTGGTTGAAGACTGAGAAGAGCGATTCGTACTGGAAGAGGGACCCCTGGTTAACTCAACTGGACTGGACTGTCGCGACTGAGAAAGGGAAGTACGCTGGCATTCCGAACTGGGTGCGCCCCTTCATCAAAGACCCTGAGACACATATCGGTGTGAAGTCCAACCTGTCTCACCTGTTGCTAAAACTCACCTGGGAAGGTTCCCCGATGACTTGCACCAAAGACATGGGGTGGTGCTTCCACAACGAGGAGGGAGTCCTTACACGGATTCCTCACCCGAAAGGGACAGGCGACAACGTCGGCGGAGTCCTCAGCAAGGACTTCGTGGACGATATGAAAGTGGGTCGCCTGAATAGCGAACTGCCCGAGGCGAAACGTGCTCTTGAGATTGCAAACGCAGTCTCGTACTGGACTTCGGTCCGTAAGCGAGTCATGGACCGCATTTTCCTTCCGGTTGCAAACCCTCACGGTATTGACTCCCTCGTAACTCTCCCTGAGATTCTCTGCCACGGCACGGTTACCCGTCGCACCGTGGAGTCGCTCATGGTTACCATGTGCTCCACAAAGAGTTGGCGCATCGGCACTGAACTCAAGTCACGAGTGCAGGCACCTGACGGTTGGAAGATCGTCGGCGCTGACTTCGACGGTCAGGAGATGCAAATCGCGTCTATCTACAGCGACAAGTGGGAGGGCGGGCACGTCGGGTGCTCACCCTTCGGGTACAACGTGCTCAGCGGGTCCAAGGAGGCAGGCACAGACCCGCATAGTGCCCTTGCAAAGGTCTGTGGCGTGGACCGTGACACTGCCAAGATTGTGGGTTTCGCCATCCTTTACGGTGCTGGCGTCCGTGGCGTTCAGAACTACATTCGTCGCAAGTACCCCGAGAAGACGCCTGAAGAGGCGAAGAAACTTGCCTTCATGCTCATCCAGAAGAAGAAGGGCGCCCAGAAAAACGGTCTGTACGAAGCAGGTCTTGACTCCGGGTGCTTCAACTTCATGGAAGAGATTGCGATGAAGTCACGAGTACCTCAGTTGCCTTGCCTTGGGACCAAGATCTCGACCGCGATGCGTCCTGCTGCTGTCGGTGACGACTTTAAGACTGGGCGAGTTAACTGGACGATTCAGTCCTCCGGTGCTGAGATTCTGTCAATCATGCTCACTGCTGTGCACTGGTTGGCAGAGGAATACAAGATTCCCTCAAGGTTCGTGCTCAGCATTCACGACGAGATCTGGTTCATGACACCCGAGCGATACGCAGAGCAGTTTGCTGTTCTGTTCCAGATTGCTCACATGTACACCTGGTCGCTGTTCCACTCTGCTGTTGACATCCCGGAACTTCCTCTGTCCCGTGCGTACTTCTCCTCGGTTGCGATTGACGATCGCCTTCGCAAATCACCCAAGGAAAAGACGGTCACCTTGTCTAACCCTGGTGGCGAGAAGGAACCGTTTGGCACTGAGTACTCAATGTACGAACTTGCCGAGATCGGTGCCATCGACAAACTAACAAACCGCTATTCCGCCATCAAAAAAGGAGTCATCTGATGAACAAAAACAAAAAGTCACGAGTCGAGAATGTCGGGGTGGTTCTGTTTCAAGGTGTCATTGACACTTTCTACATGACCGTACCCTACGACAAGAAGAACCGAGTGATCCCCTCCTCGGTGGAGTGCGCTTACAACTCGCGTTACTTCTCAGTTCAACAAACCGTTAACATGCTTCGAGCACTCTAATGGCATTTCCGCTTCCTGAGGACCCCGACTTTCGCAAAATCTGCGTCGGTTTCTGGTTAGATGACGTTGAAGATCGCCTAACAGACGACTGGTTGCAAGACGCGGAGTTCAGTTGGAGGGAAGCGAATGCCATCTACCTGTCCTTACCTCCGGGTTGCGGGGACATGGAACTCGAGAACCGCCTATTTGCCTTGCGGGTAAAACTAACTAACCTCTCACAGAAAAACAATGAGGACAATCTCTGACGACGTGGCACACGCCGAACCCAAACAAATGAAGAAAGCACAAACAAAACTGGAAACATTCAGCACCACTCTGACCGACGGTCGTGAAATCACGATCCGGGAGATGACCGGTCGTGACCTGATCTACATGGAAAAGGACCTCACCAAGGCCGGTGACGTGGAAAAAGGGATGCGCATCATCGAGCGACTGATTGTGGGCGACGATAAAATCACCTACGAGGAGATCCTCGACCTTGGCGTGAAAGACTTCCGCAAACTCAGTGACTTGGTCACCAAGGCAAATGGCGCCGACGACGAAGACCCAAACTAACAGTCAGGGACCTCGAGGACTTCACTTATGAGGTGACGGTCAACGGGAACGGTCCTTTCCACTTTCGTGAGTTGACTCCCAAAGACCTTTACTTTGCTCAAATCCTTAGGCAAACGAACAGCGGGAGTCACATGGGACTCATTGAGAGACTTCTTCTAAATGAGGAGGTCCTCGACGAACTCCCTGGGCGAGACTTCAGAAAAGTGCTCATATGGGTTGTGGAAAACCTTCTGAACGAAAAGTTGCTGACGGTCGAGAACTGGATGGAACTGTGCTTTCACCTTTGTAAGCAGAGGTGGGACTCCTCGATGGACTGGCTGGAGACTCAACCAATGAGCAAAATCTTTCTCATGGTTGACATTCTTCAGAAACACGTTGAGCGAGAGAACAGCGAGGCGAAAAAGTCTGCACGGAAACGGTAATGATCAGCTTCGAAATCAAAGGCAGAGGGTTTCAACCCGTTAACGAAAGGTGGTGGCCCAGCACCCAGAGGCAGTGGGCTACAAAACTCCTTCAGGCCAATAAAAAGTTCTGGCCTCAGCAGAGAGACCCGCAGACCGGGCGACCCTGGAAAGCACTCAGTCCCAAGTACAAGGAGTGGAAGGACCGGTCTCGCCCGGGTCAACCCATACTCCGATACTCGGGGCAAATGCAAGACTCCGCCAAGATCGTTCCCAAGGGTACCGGGCTCGAGGTCCTGACAACACGGTACGGAAAGTACCAGCAGTTTGGCACGACTCGTCTTGTTGCTCGACCCTGGATGGGCGTGCCCGACACTTCCATGAAGGACTTGTCGACTCTTGCTTGGAAAAACATTTTCTATACTCCATCAAAATGACACGCAACAAACGCACCACCGACCCCGAGGTTCAAGAGACCGGACTCAAGGAGGTAGCACCCTCCGACCCTGTGTCTCTAGAAGTAACCGTATCTGAAGAACCTACTGTTCCTGCCCCTGCCGCAGAACCCGAGAAACTTCAGACTGACTTTCGTGAGAAACTTGTTCGAAAGACTGACCAGCAGGATGTTTTCGTTCCCTCCAACCCTGCCTCTCTTGAGAAAGCAGCAGGCGATGTTGCTAGGGAGAGTGGTTTTGAACTCAATCGGGGCACCTCAGTCGGTGCTCGCTTAATCGCTCGTTCTCAGAAGAGAGTCTAATGACTGTTTCCCTTCCATTTCAGCAAGAACATACCTGGCGAAAGTTGGGTTACCTCTACTTTACCGACTCCCTGAACTACAGGGAAGTCTTGAGTCAGAACGCGCAATGGAAGGTTACGGAGTTGCCTCCGATTGGGGCGCAACTCCAAATCTCGCCGTCCGAGAACAGCGGAGGAACCCCTGGAGGTTTGACACAGGGGTCCTTCATCTTTGGTTTGCCAAACGGCGTGCCGGAGCAAGATATTTACCCGTTTGACACAGAAGAAGAGTACACTGCTGCCCTGAACCGCTACACACTTCAGGGAGTTGTGGACAGAGAGAGCATAAATGGTTTGACTTTTGACAGTTTCGCTGCAATAACAGGTGACCAGAACGGGTAAAACCCTTCTGTAAGTAGACTTTGCCTCTGCGGAGACTAAACGGCGACTTCCCTCACCGGTAGCAAGGTTGAAAAGGAGGGCACACACCTGTGATAACATGGCAACTTTTTCCCTCGGGACTTCAGGAGTAACCCCTGGAGCACCCGGAGTTTATATCAATGAGCAAGCCGGTCGTGCTGCTAATGCAGCCCTCGCTGACTTCAGCACCGTGTACATGCTTGTGGAGACAGAGGAAGGCGTCCCCGTAACTCAGTTTCCTTTCAATGTCCCCGTTCCCGTCACGTCTCTCAACGACTACAAGGAACTGATTCGCATCGGAACTTCAACTGTTCCCGATACCCGGATCCCCCTGCTCAGCTACAACTGCGTCAACGAGTTCTTCCAGAATGCTCAGGTTGGCGACCTTCGCGTTGTTCGCGTCGGCACTCCCAACCAAATCGTTGAGATTGAGTTCCTCCCTTCCGCCTCCAAGATCAACACCACAGACCTTCCCTCTGCCCTGATGGCAGGTGACAAGGTGTTCGTGCAGATGATCATCAACGGCCTCAAACTGGTTTCCGGCGACGGTTCCACCGGTTACACTGCCGATGGAGAATGGCTGGGCGTCCCCGTGACCGTCCCTGTCAACTATGTTGCTGGCGATGAAGCCAACAACCGCAAGATTTCAGCCGCCATCGCAGCTGCTGTTTCAGCCGCCATTGAGTCAAACCCTGCTGTGAATAGCTCGGTTTACGTTCGTGACACCGGGATGGTGAACGATCTGGACCCTTCAGGCAACTCTGAGAACAGCTATGTGACCATTGCCGCGACAACTTTCGATGGCAACGTGTCCGTGGTGACCGAAGTGCTCCCAGTTGGAAGCAACTTCGTGTTCATGCAGAACGCCTACGACGTGAACAACATTGTTGGCGGTCAGACCTACCTGGAGCGCGTTCCCCAGGACTACACCCAGTGCATCAACACTGCGTTTGATGGTCAGCAAGACCAGGGTTACCTGGTGACACCGACTGCTTACGCTCAGTTTGACGCTGCCGGTCGTGCTCTTGTGGGTGCTGCTGCTGCTGCTCACTGCGAGAACAACAACTTCAAGTGGTTGGCCCTGGCTGATCCCGGTCCCTTTCTTGTGACTGACGTTAACAAGTACCAGGATTACGTCCCCCACAAAGCTGCTTCTTGCCTCCTGGAAGGTCTGAAGTACCTCGTTGACAACGCCATTTACGAGTGGGTTGGAAGCGATGTGTGCTACAACCGCCTGAGCAACCAGACCCTGCTGCCCGGAGTGAGCGCCGAAGTTGCTGTGAATGAGTCTGCGAATCTTGTTTCAGACGCCTCACAAGTTGGTCTTCTGGACGCTGGTCAGTACACCGTGACTGCAGTTGCCACTGGCGTAGACGGCGTGTTTGAACTGGACTCCGACCAGTACTGGCCTGTTTCTCTTCCTATTCAGAAGGTTGCCGTTGGCAGCGTTGCCGTTGGCTCTGACTTTGCAAACGTTGACGTTGTTGGAGGGAGCACTGGAATCAGCCTCGCCGGAACTGAGGTTTACGTGGTTGCTGCTCCTTACGACCTGTCCGCAAGCAGCGAGTACTCACTGAACTACATCATGCTGGCCACAACTGCCGCTGATGCGTCCAACTTGTACAACCAAGTTGTACTTCTGGGTGGTTCCAAGAATGTTCTGACCCCTCTGGTTGGCTCGGTTGTTGTTCCTTCACCTACCGGTGACACTGCCCTTCTGAGTTACGTTGACCCTTACTGGGATCTCCCTGTTGACATCAACGGTCAAACCTCAGACCTGATTGAGAACGTTTCTGGTTCTGGCGCTGGTGTGAACACCCTCCACCTGCCCGGGACTCTTCAGGACGCCACCAATCAGTACCTGCTGAACTGGTACAGCCGTACCCTGCTGAGCCCTGCTGCTCAGATCTCGAACTACGGTGGAACCGTTGTTCCTGCTGGTTCTGCCCAGTTCACCGTTCAGTCACACGGTTTGCGTAGTGGAATGGTGATCTATTTCACCCAAGCAATCACTGTTAACAACAGCGGTTCAGTGACCTCACTTGTGAGCGCCACCACAAAGCTGGTTAGCCGTCCCTATTGGGTCAAGGCTATTGACGCCAACAACTTTGCTCTGGCGAGCTCCCTTGGGAACTACACCACGAGCGCTTTCCTGTCGTTCCCGACTGCGGGCACCGTCAGCTCCGTTCCTAGCATCTTCTACAGCCGGATGCTGGGCCGTGGGCTCACACAGATCTCACCGAATGAACTGATTACTCTGCCGATGATTCGCGGCCGGAAGTATGAGTTTGATTCCAACTCGATCTGGAATCAAGCTCTGAGTGCTGCTGTTGCCCCCACAAGTGTTGCAACAACCGACGCTTTTACCTCTATCTGGCTGAACAACTCGGCTCTGACTCTGGGTCAGTCACTGATCACACCTTACGGTGAGGATATCAGCTCCGGCACCAAGTGTGGTTGGCTCCCTAAGCTCAACACCGTGATCCCGGATCCCTCCCCCGCTGCTGCGGTTCTGAATGCTTACTGCACTCCGACCGTTGACCAGTTCTTCCAGCCCGAGGCTTACTTCACTCCATCGATTGACCCCATCCTTCTGGGAACCTACAACGGAGTTGTTGGCTCGGGTACAGTTGGACCTGCGACCACTCTGGTTGCGGTTGGTGCTGCCTCTTCCAAGCCTGCCGGAACTTACAACAACGTTGTTGTTTCGGGTGGATCTGGTTCAGGCCTGACCGCCACTCTGACTGTGGATGGAACCGGCGCAGTGACTGCTGCCGTGGTTAACAATGCCGGGCAGGGTTACCTTGCGACCGACACTGGCCTGACCCTTCCTTCCTCCTTCGGCGGTAACACACTCAACGTGTCTGGCATTGACAACGCAAGCACAGGTTCATTCGCCGTTGCTTCTGGAAGTGCCTACCAGGTTGCTCTGGCTGCTGCCGGTGTTGCTCCGGTTGGCTCCTCAGGTGCCCAACTGGTGGCTGAGCAACAGTACCTGGTTGGTTGCTACTTCAACGTCACGGCCAGCGGCGTCGGACCTGGCGGACTTGCTGTAGTTGCCGGTGACCGGATCGCCCTTGTTTACAACGGAACCGCTTACACTTGGGCCGTTGTTGCCGCTGCTTCTGCAGGCGGTGACCTCACAACCGTTGGCCAAGTTTGCTACGGTGCTCAAGTCGAGTTGACCTTCTCACCTGAGCAGGTTGTTCCTTCAAGTCTGTGGCGCTTCGACGCCATCACCTCCACTGAGATCATCGACCGTGCTCTGCGTGGCGTTGGTTTCAACGGTGTTCCTCAGGCTGTCTTCATTGAAGCTGGTGTGGACAACGTGAACCGTCTCTTTGACGATTCTCAGCGTTACTTCAACCCCTTCGGCTTCATTGCCTTCTACGGTCCTTGGATCGAGAACGGTGCCGGTCAGTACATTCCCCCTTCACTTTACGTGACTGGTGTTGCGCTGCGCCGTTACCGTGCTGAGGGCTATCAGTTCCCGCCCGCCGGTGTCAAGTACCAGCTGGCTGACGCTGTGGCTGCTCAGATTCCCATCAACTCTGCTCAGCAGAACCTGCTCAATCCGAAGGGATGCAACGCCGTTCGTACTCTCCCCGGTTACCCGCAGAGCGCGGTGTTCATCTGGGGTGGCCGGACTCGCGTCAATCCTGACGATGCTCAGCAGCGCCTGTATCAGTTCGTCAACACTCGCGTTATTCTAAACGTGGTGTATGGTTCACTCCGGAGTGCTTTCGACACCCAGATCTTCAACGTGATCGACGGTTTCGGCATTGTTTACAACCAAATCATCTCGGTTGGCAACAGCATCCTGAACCAGCTGTACGTTCGCGGTGCACTGTTCGGAGCAACCCCGTCCGATGCTTTCCAGGTTATCTGCGACAGCCGGATCAACCCGCCCGAGTCCCTCGAGAACGGAATCGTGAATGCCAAGGTGTTCGTGACTCCTGTGCCGACACTGGAGCGCATCCAGATCGACCTCATCCGTGTTGCCATCGGCAAGATGCAAGACGAACTGGACATCCAGGGTCTCGGAAACGGTAGCGTGTGATGATTGAGAGAGTCAAACCAATGTTCAGGGATCTAAACCTCCGTCTTCCCGAGACTCTCTTCTTTCACCTGGGGCGACAAGCGGAGGAGCAGGGTGTCTCACTTGAGGAACTTTGCTTCTCTCTTCTCTCCGGTCAAAAACAAGACAGCTCTCTTATTGAACCATCTTTCTATCCCTCTCTTCAGCTGGACGTGCTGAGGAAAGAGATAAGAAAAGTCATAGAAAGCGACCTCACAACTGAGGAGGTTCGCAGAAGAGTCAACGCAATTGAGTTTCAAATCTCTCGCCGATACATACGATGAGTTCCCCCGAAGTTCTGTCTCCGTCGATACGCGGGTTGAAGTACCCTCTGACAGTGTTGAACGGGAATCTATCGACGAGCACCGATTATGAACTCGTGACTCAACAGATTAGAAGTGTGATCGAGACTCGATATTACGAGAGGGTCATGCATGCCGAGTACGGAATCGGGGATTATGTTCTTGAGATTCTGGACCCGAGTGTCATCTGCTCAGCGATACAGTACAGCATACTCCAAAACGTAGATGGTCTGACCGATCTCAGTGTCCTAGGTGACTGGAAAACCGGTGGCGAAGACGGTCTATTCGTCGTCAACATTATCTACGCAGTCAATGGGGTTCCTCAACCACCTTTGACTTTCACCCTGGCGAACTAACCGGGTAAAACTAAACAACACGGGAAAATCACGAGAGACTTGGATGGCACAAAGATTCAAGACGGCACCAGTCCCCTCAGGTGAGGTCGCAAAATACACAAGCGATCCGTATAATCTCTCGAGCATTTACATGTTCGGTTCCTCCTCCCCCTTTACGGGGCAGGGGAATACGATTGTACGCCCCAACGACGACTTGCTTATTCAGAAGGGTGGTAACCGCGCCCTTATTGTCTACCAGCGACTGCTGTACGACGAGCAGGTGCAAGCGTGTTTCAGGAAGTTGCTTCAAGAGGTAACGTCCAGACCGTGGTTCGTTCAGGAGTATTCAGACAAACCCGGCGATATGGCGGTGAGGGACTTCGTGGCAGAGGTCCTAGAGGAAATGAATATTGATGACCTCTACACGGGAATGGCAGAGTCCATCATCACTGGATTCTCTGTCGGAGAGGTAATGTGGAAGAAAACCAAACGAGGAGTGATTCCGTTTGACGTGCGTATGCGCGATCAACGCCGCTTCGTGTTCCAAGAGCAAGAGGACTCCAAGGAAGGTTTCACGATGCGTTGCCTGACCTTCAATCGCATGTTTGAAGGTGTTGAGTTGCCTCAACGAAAGTTTATTGTCTCACGGTACTATGTTTCCCACCAGGGTGATCCCTATGGTGCTGCTCTTGGGCGCATCCTTTATCCTCTCGTCAAGTTCCGCCGCAGAGCGATTGAATCTTACGTTCTCTACGGCGACCGTTACGCGACGCCGACTGCTGTTGCTAAAGCACCGCTCAGCGCAAGCACTCGAGAACTGGATACACTCTACGGACACCTTTCCAATCTCTCTCAAGAGACTGCGATGATTCTGCCCGAAGGGTATGAACTAGAGTTTCTCAACCCTTCCGGGTCCCCGGAGGTCTTCAAAAACCTGATTGATTACATTGACAAAGAGATCGCGCTGGTTCTTTGCGGTGAGAACGAGGCAGGAATGGCGGAGGCAGGTTCACGGGCATCTTCTCAAGTAGCGAACACTGTCCGAGTCATTCGTGCGAGCGAACTTTCTGAGACGCTCTCGAAGACACTGACCCAGACTCTCATTCGTTGGATCGTTGACCTCAACTTCGGAACAGACGTGGCGGCGCCTTATCTGACACGAGAGTTCCGCATCGAGGAGTCCCCGCTGACAATGCCCGACGTTGCTCTGCTGATTCAGTCTGGTTTCACCCCTCGTAAGGAGTGGATAGAACGTCACTTCCGTGTGGAACTCCAGCAGAAGGATGCCGAATCTACACCTGCTCAACCCACCCCCGAAGAGGGAGAACCTGCCCCCACTCTCCCTTCCGATGAGGAGAGCACCGAAGAGGCATCAGATGAAGATCTTTTGAAATCGATCTTCGGCGATGACTTCGAAGTGCCTGAGGGTGAGGAACCCGAGGAGTCAGAGTCTGAAACCGCACCAGACGGTGAGGAGGAGGAAGAGCAACCCGCTAAGCAACCGTTCGGGAAAGAGAAAGTCACTGAAGATGAAGCAGTTGCTGAGTCTAAGAAGAAGTAGGGTAAAACCAAGCTAATGGGTCACTAAATATCACGGTGTTCACAAAAAGGATTCACGTTTTCAAGGCGGGGGACCAAACTTCCGCCCAAGGTGTCCAGAGAAACTTCTCTGACAAGGACCTCCAGCAGGTCATCGACACTTACGACCCCTCCATTCACGAAGCACCTTTGGTGATTGGTCACGCGGGGGACAACGACAGTCTACCCTCGTACGGGTGGATCAAGGGTTTCAACAAGCAAGGTGGAAATCTTTACGCTGACGTTGAGTTCACCGACGCGGCAAAAGATCTGGTGAAGAACGGGCATTACCGAAAGGTGTCTATCTCGTTCTACTCACCCGAGTCCACCATCAACCCTCACAAAGGGAAGTGGAGCGCTCGCCATCTTGCTCTGCTGGGGGCTTCCCCTCCGGCAGTCAAGGGTCTGGAACCTTTCTCTTTCTCGGAGGAGCAAGGGGTCTTTGACTTTGCCGTTTCTCTCTCACCCTCGGACATCTTTGACGAGAACCTCGGACCCACTCTAATAGTGGAGAAGAGCCCTCTGGAGATGCTCCGTGAGAAACTTGATGCTGTCCGTCAGGACGTGTCAGGGGCTGTCAAGGAACTTCAGGAGAACCAAGACTCTCAAACAACTGAAAAGTCTGGTGAAGCTGCGGACACTTCGTCCGTTGAACAACCGGATGCTTCACAAATGGCAAACCCAGATGCCCCTCAGTTCAAAGAAACCACCAAACACTCAGGTCGCGAAGGTACTGAAATCGCTCAGCAGACGGCTGACCTCGAAGATCAATTTCCAGAGGAATCATTTATGGAAGACGGAAAAATCAGCCGTAAGCGCGCCAACGGTGCTCACGGCCAAGTCATGCAGGTCGTAGAAAACGTCTACGAAGAAGCTGACGAAAAACGGTTTGAAGAAAAGCACGGTGAAATGCCTGCCGCCTTTAAGAAAAAAGCCGAGGAAATGAAGGCCAAGGCCAAAGGTAAAACTGAAGACTCCGATAAAGGCGGAGAGATGCCTGACTTCATCAAAAAGAAAATGTCCGAAGACCACGGCGAACTGCCTGAAGCCTTCAAGAAAAACATTGGCAAAGTCTCCCCCAAAGGTAAGCACTCTGCTGACCACGGTGAAGACGATGATGAGGACGATTACGCCGAGGGCGACGAGTTCGGTCGTTACGAAACTGCTCGTTCCTCTGAGAACGGCTACGTTGACCGCATGAAAGTCGGCAAAGCTCCGGGTGGCGGCAACGGCTCTGACCGCATGAAGACTGCTAAGTCCGGCGAACAGGACAGCGACCGCATGAACACTGCAAAAGAAAACGCGGAGTTTGAAGGTCCTCAGCGCATGAAGACCGCTAAGTCTTCAAAGGACGCTAACGGTGAAAGCCGCTGGGCTGGCCAGGAAGACGGTCACGACCAGGTCGAGAACATGGACCAGTACGACGACGGTGCTGATGACTACGGTGTCAACAAACCCAAGACGTCTGATGGTTCTGACGCCTACGGTCGCGACAACGGTGACACCAAGTTCCCGACTGAGTCCGAGGAAATGCCCGACGACGAGGTGTTTGCCGTTCAGACCAAGAATG